CCCCACGTTCCCGATTCGTCCCCGGTGGCGATCTCTTTTAATCGTAGGTTGTTGACGTATGTAGCCATGTTTATTCCTCTATGCTGCTATATCTGTCCAATTTGGTGTCTGTGATGTGTTAACTGCAACCCAAGTTACTGTCTGTGAAGTATCTACATCGCCCCATATAAGCACAGAAGATGTACTTCCGGTAGCTCCTATCCCAGTAACGCCAACTGATATACCGCCGCCAGCCTCTTCTGTGGTATTACCTGCGGTTGCAGTGACAGAGTTCCCGGTGACAGTAACTGTAACCCCTGTCCCCTCTCCGATAGTAACGCTGCCAACGGCTGAGGTTCCAGTAACACCAGAGGCAGATACTGTAACCCCATCGCCGTCATTTACCGTAACATTACCTTGACCGATTGTAAGAGCCGTAAATCCTACATCATTGCCCCAAGTGCCATCTCCCCAACCTTGGGTAATACTGTCCCAGCCTTCAAAGGTAACATTAACGTCAGCCATGCTTAGGCAATCCTAATAATCGCGCTGCTTGCGTCAGCGGTTGGGAAAGTAATGGTAAAGTCCCCGCTCGATGAAGATTTATCAGAGCCAAAGTTCAATACTAAAACGGCTCTGTTTGCCGATCCAGCCGTGGTGGAAGAGTTATAAATTACCGCTCCTCGCGCAGTAATTGATGAACTCCCCCAAGTTACATTAGCAAAGTCTGTTAGCGCAGTGGTGCTGGAAGTTGTCGGTGTAACATTGGTTAGTGCATTTCCTCCCCCACTATACCCAGTGCCGCTGGCCTCATTAGTACCACTATAAGCTGTTGTGGCGGCACCAAGAGATGCGCTGCTGGTATACAAGGCAATTTTAAACGCATTGCCTGATCCCGTAGTAGTAGTTGTACCGCCGCCACTACCGCTAGTAAGGTTGTGTATGCCTTGCAATAGCTCCTTCTTGAAAGACGTACACATTGCCTGAGATATAGCCATTATAATTTCCTCAATATTTCAGCCACATCATCATGGCCTTGTTTTTTAAACTCATTATAAAGTGTGGTCCTGTCACTTTTAATCGCTTGTTTTAAAGCATCAACTATAACGTAGAACATTCTATCCCGAAAAACTTCTGCTTGCTGTTTCAATACAGGATCTGCGGTGTCAGATATGCTAATTATTTTAGCTACCGCATTTGCCGATAACTCTTCCGAGGTATGCCCTCTTCCAGATGTTGTCTGAACATTAACATCCCCAGGGGACATTTTTATTTCCATATCAAACATATCTATCCCTTAGCAATATCATATCTAAATTCATCTCTAGACCCATATCCTTCGCCAAGCTTCTTCAATGCCTGTATCGCCATATCAAATCGTTGTTGATAAAGAGTAACTTCATCAGGTGTTTTTAAGAATGTTGCTGCTTCTACTAAGGTTCCGTAAAGCAAAGCATCTGGCGCGTTAATTGATAGCCAGGTTGTTCCGCTATCTGCACCGGCAGACAGCGAGTCTGGCCTAAACTTATAATGTAGCTCAACAGTGTAGTTTTCGCCATCGGGCGCGTCCGGGGTTGGTCCGAGAATAAAAAAATTATCATCAAATAAAGCATAATACTTTGGCAACCCAGTTGTTGCAGGGTTGGGAGAGTAATCTCTTATAAAAGAAACATGTTTAAGCAGCAGATACGAATAAACATTACTTGATATCACCGCAAGACTGTATGGCGAAAGAAATTTATCAGGCATTGCTAGGTAAGAGGTTCCAGAAGTTAACGCCCCAGTTTGATTTTTTCTAAATACTGGAATTTCAACATTCTTCAGTATTCTTTCTTCTGCTTCTTTTATAAAAGTTGGAAGCGTAGCAACAAAAGTGGTTTCTGCTGTTTCACAGTAATCTTGGACCGCTGTTTTTAAAGTTGCATATGTAAAACTCATGTTGTGGTTACCTCAACCTCACCAACCTCTCCATTACCACGCAGGGTATTTGGCGTTAAAGCCTCATCTCCCATAAATCCAACCGGATCAAATCCCCACTGAATGGTTCTTTGCTCTTCTAAGCCTGTTTGAGGGCGAGGATTTTTTAAAGCCTCAGGATCTGCAATATGTTTAGGGGGGATTAGTTGTGGGCTCTTTGGTTCATAGCATTCAGAACAGACCATGAAGCCGGTCCATTCTTTTATTAGCTTAGAGTATTTTTTTTCAAAGCCACATCTGTCGCATATGGCAATTGCATATTTGCCAGCCGCATACGCCATCAGGCTCTCCTGGAAGATGCAATACCAGGGGAGACTCTAAAAGAAGCTCTGCTTTCGTCTTGATCTGATGCTCTTTTAAACTCTTCTTCGTAAATACCTTTGAGCACTTGAATCCTGTCAGGAGCTCTTTTCAGTCCAATGTAATAGGCCAATCCCGCAGCAAGACATGGATAAAATCTAAAAGGCATATCTACCGTATTGACACTTGCATCTGCGTCTTCGATTCTTACAAGTCTATTAATGACTAATTGATCAGTGCTGTTTTCTGCAGCAGGCCAAATATATAATCTAGGAATAATTTGTTTATCTAAGAACCATTGCGTAGGACGCGATTTGGTAGATTTGTTTGGAATATTCCAGTATTCAGATCTACCTACTTGTTGCATTGCTATATCGGTAGTTGTGCTGCCATCAGTCCTACGAATAACAACATCAAGAACATCAATCGTTGAAGCACTCAAATCAATATATTCATCAGCTTCAGTTAATGTGGTTGATGTATTTGTAACCGTCCACTGATTAAGTCCTCTGTTTGCCCAATCAGCAAACAGAAGGTTAAGGGATCGCCTGGCGGTAACCCCGTCATAACCTGTGCGAAATTCTAAGCCACATCGTTCAAATGCTTCCTCAATATATTCCGCAACATCTGGCTCAAAGTCTCTACTACCTGATGTAGCCATTTGCCAATGCCTTTAAGAAAAGAATGTTGTCATTGCAGTTAGATCTGTAACAGCAGTAAAAGTTACATATCCTCCAGCTTTAAACAAAAGACCATCATCCGGTACATCAGGGTAAGAGTTCGTACTTGCTCCTGCAATAGTCGCAAATTGCATGACAACTGTGCCTGTGCCAGACCCTTCTCTGAATACTATAGTTGCAGCACCGCTTCCATTGACTACATAAATACCACGCAACCGGCATCTTGATGCTGAAATAACACCAGAACAACTTGTACCAGATCCTGCGCTTACGTTACCTGTAGAAGAACCTGAAGTTGCTATCTGGGTAACGGTCTGGAAAAAACTGCTTCCTGTTGCAGTAGTAGAATCAGCGCCTGTTATAACTTCAGTTATAGCAGTTCCGCTTTCATCTGTTCCAGTGACTGTAAACGTAATACCTGAGTCATCAGCGGCAGATAATATGGTGACGTTCCTGGGGCAATCCATCGTAACGGATCCCCCATCAGCCAATGCACCATTAATAGTTAAATTAGCAGCACCACTAATAGTAGCAACGGTGCTAATACCATTAGGATCTGCGGCAGCAGCCGTTATAAAGCTGGATGTTACATCACTACCTGAACCTTTAAGGGCCATAGCAAGCTACCTCTCTTACAATTATCGCTCAACTGCTGCCAGAATATAGTCAATTGTCATTGTCTTGGCTGCAGCTGCTCCATTTTGGATACCAAAGCTAATAGTCAGATCTTCATCATCAGGCGCGTTTGTTAACGTAGTTTGAGTTGCAACTTTTGCGTCATCTATAAACACTTCAAAGGCTCCATTACCGGAACTGGAACTTCCCCCTTTAGCATTATAGAAAAAAGATGCCGTTAAAAACGTATCGTCAGATATCGTAGCAACTGAACTATTAGTTGTTGCAGAGTTATCTTTTTCAACAAGAAAATCCATGGTGGCAGCACCATCAGCTTTTATGAAAAAGACTCCATCTGTTGTATCGAGCGGAGAGGTATCAGCAATACCAAGGCCCATAACAAAATCAGATTGGGTAGCGTCACTAACTTTAAATCTTGCTTTAAAAAACATGTTCTTAGTCGAAACATATTTAAAAGCTTCACCTTTTAACTGAAGAAAATCTAAATCGTTATCTCCAGCAGCGTTAGTGATTAATAACAGTCCGCCAGAACCACTTTCGAGAGCTTCAGTAGCACTGCCAGTTCCAGCTTCAGTTGTAGTGATCGTCCACTCATCAGCATGATAAGTGAAAAAATCATTAAAATAAGTTACATACTTAGAAGGATCTAAGTAAGGAAATTCAAATAAAGGATTGCCTGGTACTTGATTAGAAACACCAGTGCGAAAATGAGTAGGCATAACAGTTCCTCCTAGAACCAACGCATAGCGTCATTATACTACAATTAAAAGGGGGGCATTACACCCCCCCTCCATGGTTTCACATGAAACCTTTTAAGCGCCTTGAGATCCGAAGACACATCTTGGGTTGCTGAATCCGAATGAGTAACGCTCTCTCGCTT